TACCACCTAATGCAGCATACTTAATACCTGATGTATTTACAAAATGATGAATAGCAGTATTACGTCCTGTCATTTCAACAGAACCTAGTTGTGCCCAGCCACCTATTTTTTCAGGTGAACCATATCTAAATCTAACATTGTCACCATTAACCCATTGGCTCTCGCCGCCCGTTGATGTGACTTGTTTATTGAATCCAGGTGCAAACTTTACTTTTTGTAACATATAACCTCATTGTATTACATATTCCTTAATGGTGGAATACCTAACATCGGCCTTTTGTCAAACCTATTTTTTTCAGCAAAAGGACCATTTACATGGTTATAATGAAGAAATACTTGAGCACAAGTATTACCTTCTAGAGGTTCTCTCCAATGTTCTAATTCGCAACCACTATATACTAACATATCTCCTACATCAAGTAAGACTTCTGTGCCTGCTGGAGCGTTTGGTTTATGTATATTTTTATATTCATCAATAACATTATTAGACCCTGTGCCATCAATAAATATAGGCCACTTGTCGCCACCTAAATGAACAGTTGTTGATATCTCACAGCTAGGTCTATCTTTATGTCTTTTTAATATGTCACCTTTTTTATATAGTCTAGCATAAGAATATGTTGGTAATAATTTTAACCCTGTCTCTTTTTGCATAATAGGTAGTACTTTCATCATTAAAGTTTCCATTACAGGATCTGCATAATGAGAATATGTATTTGGTACTTGTTTATCTGACCATGTACCAAACATACCATTATCAAATATAATATTGTTTTGATACATCCATTTCACTGCATCACGTTTAAGCATAAAATAATTGTATATAAAATTAGCTAACTCGTAAGATACTGCGTTTTTAATTACTTGGTATTTTTTAATATTAAACATATTTATCCATTACAGTTAAATAATACACTGGCATAATTTGATCAATGTTATTATCTTTATCTCTTCTTATTTGTAATTGATTAGGAAGATAAAAATATTTTTTAATTTCTTTATCTGTATTTAAAACAGTGCCTTCAATATTATAAGTATCTGCTTTAAAATTTTTAATTATACAAGGTATTTCTTTAATACCTAATTCGTGTGCTATAGCTACTCTATTATTACCTACAATAATTTTTAAAATATCTCCGTAAGACTCACCACCGTATTCAATATAAACTGGATCTTTTATTCCATGTTTAGATATAGATAATTTTAAAGAATTATAAAATTTTTTTTCTGCACCATCTGCAGAAAAACCATCTTCTTTTCTATTAAGATATGATATTTTATTTATAGGTAGTTTTTTATAAATTAATTTTATCATACAAACATACCTTTCTGTAAAAAATTAAAAGACACTGATATTCTTATATCATTTGATTCATTAGGATCAACACAGTGCATTAACCATGATGGAAACATAATACATCTTCCAGCAATAGGTTCATAGTGTGTTTCTCTATAAAGTCTAGGTGGTAAATTATCAGATTTTTGTTTAGGTCTACACATTGCAGCTGATGATCTTGGATCATCTATTTTTAAATGTCCTGAACCTTTAGGTGCTTTGATATAATATACACCAGACCATAATGAATTAGGATGTTGGTGTGCTCTATTCATTCCACCTGGTGGATTAATGTTTGCCCACATATTACCTAATACTGGTTCACTTTCATAATGTTCTTGTTGATATACTGTTTTTTGACATTCATATAACATATCAACTAGTTTTTTAAATTGTGGTAATTCATGCATGTTAGTAGTTGAATGCCAACCTTGAACATTAGTTCTAACAATACCTTTATCTTGTTTAGACCAAGCTACAATATCTTGCTCTAACTCTTGATTAAGCGTTGGGTGTTTTATATCTGCAATATAAATAGGTGTTGGAAAATGTAATTCTCTAATCATTTAAATGGTGTCCCTCCAAACCACATAACTAAAGATTTTCTGTTACCACGTATAACTGGTGTAACTCTATGTCTTATAAATGATGCAAAAAATATTGCATGACCTTGTTTTATTTTTGCAACTTTACCTTCAGCTTGAAGTTCTAAGTCACCACCTTCAAATTCATTCTCAGGAGATAGTAGACAAGTCATAGATATTTTTCTTACAGGTGGTTCATGTTGACAATTAACATCATTATCTACATGCCAATCATAAAACCCACCTTCTGGATATTCTGTGTATTGTGCCATTTCAGTTATTGTCATTCCATCAAAACCAAAATGATTACCATTAGTAGTTTTCATAATACGTTCAATATCTTTGTACATGTCATTCATTTTTTTAAATGGTATCCAACTAATGTGTGACGTTCTTGTTTTGGTATCTAACACACCACCTTTTATCCCTTTTTTATTTCCAACATATGCTTCTTGTTTAGGCTCGGTTCTTCCTGCATCAATAATCATCTGACATTGTTTAGGTGTAAATATAGGTTTTGTAGTTTCAACAATGTAAGATTTCCAACGTGGCTCTGTTATCATATAGCCCCTCTATTTTTTATTGGGTCAAATTTTACATCACAGTTTGCAGCAAGTGTTCGTCTAGTCTCTGTCGTTCCATTAAACGGATATACGCAATGTCTCATATCGTATGGAAAAATATAAAAATCTCTAAGGTCCATTGGTGGTTGATAATCTATTTTTGCAAACTGACCATTACTAGCTCCTAATATTTGTAATCTACCATTTTGTTGTACTTGCTCTGCTGAATATTCTTTACCAAATGTAGATGGTAATTTTAAAATCATAACAGAAGATAATCCTGTAAATAACATTCCTCTATGTATGTGTGCAGGATTATATTCATGTTGTTTCATTTCGTTAACCCAGATAGAATTAAGGTGTAAATCATAATCTCTAATTTTATTAAATGCTAAATAGTGTTTAAAAATCGTCATAAAATAATCTGTAACATTTCGTGGTAATAAATTATGGTTTTTCATTTTTGTTTGATCTTCACCGTGATAAAATAATGAATGTTCATTTTTAATTTTACCTACTAATTGTTGATTAGCTGGCGCAAGATTATGAAAGTCTTTTTCGTAGATTTGATTAATAGCTGTAAAAATATCTAAAGGCACTTGATATTTTAAAACAGACTGACCTAGAAATACAAAATCAAACTTTAGGTTTTCCATGTTGTGTAAGTTTTTCTGTCTCTGTATAACTGCTTTCTAATTCACCAGATTTTTTAATTCTTTGTAAGGATTGTAATTGTCCCATTACATTAAATATCTCAGCTTCACTAGAATTTGCATTTAATGTTTTTGCTTTTTCATGGTATTGTAATCCATATGATTCTAGTTGATGTTGGTTAACATCTTTATCATTAAATGATCCATCGTTAAATTCACCTTTTAATTTAGACCACATTTTAATTTCTCTCATTCTATGTTTTGCAACTTTTTCCATAGACGCTTTACCAAATCTAGCTTCGTCCAAGTCTATTTGATATTTGGTTAATTTATATTCATCTTTCATATGTTCTTTATCAGACTCAATTTTTATTTTATTTTCTAACCATTTAATTTTTGCTTCGTTTCTTCTATAATCAAAAGATAAAGCCATAAGATTATCTAAGTATGATGATTGTTCTCTAACACACTGCCAATACTTTGCAGCTTTAGTTGGGTATCTGTTGTCTTGCAGTACAGAAAACCTTGCTTCAGTTTCTGTTCTAAACATTTGTTTTTTAGTCCAAGTGTCTCTAAGTTCGTCTACCATACCTTTAAAAGCAGATAGATCATCAGTAGTAAGTAAATTATTTAAATGTGGTTCTTCACCTTGTATTACTTCTTTAACGTCTTTTTTCATGTCTTTCTCCATTGGTTAATTTTAATATATACTATGTAAAATTTATTACAAGTGTTAAGATAAAGTAAAAGTTCTTGTTATTGTTGCACCTGCTCCAGTAAATTCTTCAGTTGCTACTGTTGATGGTGGTGTTGCTCCACCTATTGCAAAACCTAAAGTATTACTTGTTCCTGCACCTCCCATACTACCTCTTGCTGTTGATAAATCTACAATTTCAGTCCAACTACTTCCATTCCATGATTCTGTTACTGCAAGATTGTCTGTTGCATTTTCTCCACCATAAAGTAATGCAGCATTTACACTTCCTGAACCTCCTGAATTACCTTGTCTTCCTGTATTTAAATCTGCAACTTCAGTCCAGCTTGATCCATTCCAAGATTCTGTAAGTGCATAAGCAGGACTCCCCCCAAAAGTTAAAGATGATGTATTGCTATCACCAACTGACATATTAGAACTTCTTGCTTGATTTAAATCTGCTACTTCAGTCCATGCACTTCCATTCCAAGATTCTGTCTTAGCTTCACTAATACCTCCACTTTGATTAAAACCTCCTGAACCTAAAGCAGAAGTATAAAGACCTGAACCTCCACTTATATTTCTTGCTGTGTTCATGTCTGCGACCTCTGTCCATGCTGATCCATTCCAAGATTCTGTAATACTAAAATCTGATGTGCCTGGAGATTCCCCACCAAAAGCTAAACTTGCAGTTTGAATACCTGTACCTGCTAAGAGTCTTCTTGCTGTATTTAAATCACTAACTTCACTAAAAGCTGTACCATTATAAGACTCTGTTGTGGCAGTTACATTTTCTCCCCCAAATGCTAAAGCAGCTGTTTGTGTTCCAGATGCTGCAAGTCTTGCTTTAGCAGTATTTAAATTACCACCAGTTGACCATGCACCTGCTGCACTAACAGAAGAACCTTTTAAAACATTTGATGTTGAGTTAAACCAAACTTGTCCTTCAACAGGATTCGATGGGTCTGATGCTAAGACCTCGATTTGTGTTCCTTTAATTTCTTTGTATGTTGCCATATTAATCTGTGCTCACTGTTTTAATTACTAATGAAGGATCATTCCATTCTTCAGCTTTGTTTGTAATACCTGAACCATCAGTACCAAGATTGGCTATACTACTAGATGTCGTACCATGACCTCCTGAAAAATGTGCTGCAGTATTTAAATCTGCTACTTCAGTCCAACTAGTTCCATTCCAACTTTCTGTATTAGCTACAAGAGCACCAGGAGAAGTAGTTCCTAAAAAACCTAAAATTGCTGTATTGCTAGCTCCTGATCCTGCAAGTCTAGATCTTCCCGTGTTTAAATCTGCTACTTCTGTCCAACTTGAACCATTCCAAGATTCTGTGACTGTAAGACCAGTTGCTCCACCAAAACATAAAGCTGAAGTATAAATTCCTCCTCCACCTATTTCTCTTCTTGCTGTATTTAAATCTCCAACCTCAGTCCAACTTGAACCATCCCAAATTTCTGTAAGAGCTGAATTAGCCCCAGGTGATCCAGGTGCTGTTTCACCTGCAAATGCTATAGCGTTTGTATTTGTACCAGCTCCCCATGTCTGTCTTCTTCCAGTGTTTAAATCTCCAACTTCTGTCCAGCTTGATCCATCCCAAGTTTCTGTAAAAGCAAGTTGAGCAGGTGAATTGTCTCCGCCAAATGCTAAAGCAGCTGTTTGAGTTCCACATCCTGCTATATGAGTTCTTGCATTATTTAAATCACTAACTTCTGTCCAACTTGAACCATCATATGATTCAGTAAGGGCGTGTTTTGGTGGATCAGAGTCTCCACCAAAAACTAAAGCAGCTGTTGCATTACCTGCTGCACCAGCTTGTGTTCTAGCAGTATTTAAGTTTGCAGCTGTAGACCAAGCTCCAGCACCCTCTGCTTGAAATTGTAATACTTTATTAGTTTTGTCATACCATACCTGTCCTGTAATTAAATTATCAGGATCAGTGGTATAACTTTTAACTGTTGTACCATGTATGGTTTTATATTCAGACATTTTATTTTTATTCCACTAATGTTATATCAGTTGGCTTTTCACCTAATCTTTCAATTTTTTCATCAGCCGATTCGCCATCAACATTATCCGCATCCCAAGCATCTTGAGCTGCATCTACTTGTGCTGTAACAATAGTTTGAGCTTCATCCTTAGTTTTTACAGCACCTGCAACTTTAGCAATCCAAAGATTACCATGTTTATTATATGCTGGTACTTGCCAAACATTACCAGGATAACCTACAAAAGTTATTCTATGAGATTCGTCGTGATCGATAAATCCTTTGCCCCAGTTTTCTGCTACGCAGTATTGATATGTTTTTGCCATAGTTTCCTCCTTATTAATCTGTTAATACCTTAGTTAGAACAGAACTTCCACTCCATTCTTCTGTTGCTGATGTTGTATATGGAGGCGAAGGATCAGAACCTCCAAAAGCTAGTCCAGCACTTGTTGTTCCAGCTCCACCTACTCCCTGCCTAGCATTACTTAAATTTGCAACTTCTTGCCAACTTGCTCCATTCCATTCTTCAGTATTTCCTGTTTCACCTGGTGCAATGTTTCCTCCAACATTTAAAGCAGCTACATAACTTCCAAGCCCAGTTGATTGAAAATTTGCAATGTTTAAATCATTCAGTTCTGTCCACGCTGATCCATTCCAAGACTCTGTATTAGTAAGTCTTGCAGCTCCTGGATTTTCTCCACCAAAGGCTAATGCCTCTGTACTTGTTGTACCTGTCCCAGTCAATTGTCTTCTTGCAGTATTTAAATCTGCAACTTCTGTCCATGAAGTTCCGTTCCAATTTTCAGTAACTGAAACTCTTGAATCTCCTGAAGCATTACCACCAAAAAGTAAAGCAGCTTCATTATCTGTTCCTGCATTTCCTCTTGATTCTCTTGCAGTATTTAAATCCGCAACTTCAGTCCAACTTGTTCCATTCCAACTTTCATTTATTGCTGTAACTCCTCCAGGTGTATTACCTGCAAAAGCTAATGCTGAAGTTTGAGTACCTGTCCCTGCTAAAGCACGTCTTCCTGTATTCATGTCACCTACTTCTGTCCAACTTGTACCATCATATAATTCTGTTAAAACTTGATTATCTGGATTACCTCCAGCACCTAATGCAGCTGTCTGAGTTCCAGCGTTTGCCATAAATGATCTAGCAGTATTCATAGCACCACCTGTAGACCAAGCTCCAATATTTGCACCTGCACCTGTCCATTCTTCTGTAGCTGCTGTTCTTGCTGATGGATCTTCTCCACCAAAAGCTAAAGCTGATGTTGCAGTTCCAGCTCCTCCTTGTCCATATGCTCTTGCTGTGGACAGATCACCCTCTTCTGTAAAACTTGTTCCATTCCATGTTTCTGTTATTCCAGTTCTAGCAGTTGCTGTATAACCACCATAAATTACAGCTGAAGCACTACTTTCTCCACCAGCTGATGCTTGTTGTCTAGCAGTATTTAAATCTGCTACTTCAGTCCAACTAGTTCCGTTCCAACTTTCATTTAAAGCTGAAACTGATCCTGTCCAACCACCATTAGCTAGTGCTGATGTCACTGTTCCTACACCAACTAAATCTCCTCGACCTGTATTTAAATCTGCTACTTCAGTCCAACTAGTTCCGTTCCAACTTTCATTAGTTGCTGAATCTCCAGGATCTCCACCAAAACATAAAGCAGAAGTATTACTTACTCCAGCTCCTCCAGCAATATCGTGATTGCTACTATTTAAATCTGCTACTTCTGTCCAACTTGTGCCGTTCCAACTTTCATTTGTTGATGAAATAGAATTGTTAACTAATCTTCCGCCAAAAGATAATGCAGAAGTACCATCACTACCTGATGCTGCTTGTCTGTATTTTGCTACATTTAAATCTGCAACTTCAGTCCAAGAAACACCATTATATAATTCATTAGTTGTTGTTGCTACAGCAGTTGCAATTTCTCCACCAAAAGCTAAAGCAGATGTCTGTGATCCTGTTTGACCTGCTTGTTGTTTAGCCACATTTAAACTATTACCAGTTCTCCATGCGCCTGCTGTGGTTATATTAGGGTATTGATATTTAAAATCACGATTAGTAACATCATAAAATAATTCACCAGTTTTTGCACCAGATAAATCTCCAGCGCTGTTACGGACAGTCGTGCCGTGTATATCTTTATATTCAGACATTATTTACTCTTCAGCAACCAACCTTGAGTAGAGTCTGTAAATACCAAAGTGTTTGCTGCTCTTTCTACGGCTATAGTTAAATTGTCTGTAGAACCATGAATTTTTTCTGAACCATTAGAAGCAATCGTTAAATTGTTGGAATCAAATGTTCCAGCATAATCTACAAATGAAACTTCATCACCAATACTTCCTGCAGGTAATGTTAAAGTAAATGCTGCACTTGTTGTATTACAAAATACACCTTGACCAGCTGCTGCTGTAAAGTCTCCTGTTTTAACTGCTTGCCATGATGTACCACCACCAATGTATGTTTTGATATCGGTCATTGCAACTTGAACCATTGTACCATTATCGTTTAATACAACTCTGTCTGCATCTGCAACTGTTGTTGAAGTAGCTGATGTGCCACCATCAACAATATTTAGTTCTGCTGCTGTTGAATCTACTGCAGCTAATTTTGTTAGATCGGCTTGTACTAGTCCAGAAACACCATCAAGTAAATTAAGTTCTGCTGCTGTTGATGTAATTGCTGTTCCGTTAATAGCTAGTTTACCTGTTACAACATTAAAAGTAGCATTGTCTTCTATTCTAGCTACTTCTGTTCCATCTGCTTGTTGAAATATAATATCTTTTGCATCGACAACAGGTCTAATTATTACATCACTTGATGAGTTAGTTATTCTTAAAACTTCTGTGCCACCAGATTTAAAATTAAAATCATTACCTGCTGCGTCTAATATAATATCTGCTGCAGCATCAATAGTTAAATTGTTAGCCGCAATAGTCATGTCTGTACCATCACCTGAAATTGTTTCTGAAGCTCCTCCAAATTGTATAAATGAATTGTTGCCTAAAATAATATCATGGTTAAATGTAGCGGTTCCCGCATCACTACCATCAAGTGTAAGCATTGTAATATCAGCAGTAGCATCAGTTCCTTTAAATATAATATCAGAATCATTTGCTGCTGCATCAATTGTAATATCTCCAGATGAAGTTGTAATAGTAACTGCTGAATCACCTGCTGTTAAATCATCTGCCGCTGAAGATACACCACTTGTAAAATATGTTTTAAATGTTGCAGCACTAGTCATTCTCATCGTGCCACCATCATTGTGAAGAATACCATCTGCATCTGCAACTGCTGTAGTACCTCGTGCAGTACCACCATCTATTAAATTAATTTCTGCTGTAGTTGTTGTTACACCATCTAAAATATTTAACTCTGTTGCAGTAGAAGTTACTGCTACATCTTCATTTACTTTAGGACTTGTTAAAGTTTTGTTTGTTAAAGTATCTGTTGATACAAGTGATACTAAAGTTGAACTAGCACCAGCTGGTAAAGTTAAAGTATTTGTAACAGCAGCCGAGTGAGGTTGGGCAATTACAATTTGACCATGTGAATTAGACTCACAATTAAATTGTATAGCACCTGAATTTGTATCACCTAAAACAGTTACATGTCCTGTGCCTTTTGCACTTATATTAAAATCAATATTAGAGTCACCACCAGTAGCTTTTATCGATGGTGGATTACCTGTTGCAGCATTTGTTACATCAAATTGATTAACTGCTGAACTTGTTGTTTGAAATATAATCTGTTCATTACCATTTTCATCTGCAATGAAATGTGCATCATCAATTAAGATGTTTGCAGAATTAGTGTCTAAATCACCACCTAATTGAGGGGATGTATCTTCTACAATATTTGATATTGCACTATCTGTTGCAAGTCCTGCAACAACTGCTGATCTTGCAATTCTTTTAAGTCCTCCACCTGAAGTGTCAATTGCTATAAAAACATCGTCACTTGCAGCCGTTGATATTTCTGATAATGAACTAACCGCTATTGAGTTAAAATTTGTACCATCTGCAACTAATAAATTACCTGCAGTGTTTGTACCCATAGTAATATCATCACCAGATACTGTAAGATCTCCAGTTACAACTAAATTTTGTGAAGCTGTTACGTTACCACTTGAATCAATAGCTAAGGCATCTGCATCAGATGTGTGACCTATATTAGTTCCATTAATAATTATACTATCAACTGTTAAAGTTGTAAGTGTGCCAACAGATGTAAGATTAGGCATTGCAGTAATTTCATCGTCAAAGTATGCAGCTAAATCTGTAACTGCAACCTGTACCATTGTGCCGTTATCATTTAATACGACTCTATCTGCGTCAGCCACTGTTGTAGATGTGGCTGATGTTCCACCGTCTACTATATTTAATTCTGCAGCTGTTGAATCTAATGCAGCTAATTTTGTAAAGTCTGCTTGTACCAATCCAGATACTCCATCTAATAAATTTAATTCTGCTGCTGTTGAAGTAATTGCTGTGCTTCCAAAAGTAAGACCACTTTCTGGTACAACAATACTACTACCTGATTGTGCTGTAAAAGTATTTGCTGTAAATTGAAAATCATCTGCACCAGCAATTTTAATATCTATCTGGTCATCTGTATCTGCTGTAATAGTTGTGTCACCATCTGCATCTAAAACTAATTCTCTTCCTTCTAAATCAAGAGATCCACCAAATCCTGCATCAACTAAATTTGTTCCATCAGAATAAACTAATCGTGTAGTTTTTTCTGATACACCAAAAGTAATACCTGTTCCTGATGCTGTTTTAAATTGTACAGTATATGCACCTGATGTTCCATTAGTTACAATATAAACTTTTTCAATTGAATCTGGTACAGTTACAATAGAGTTACCAGATATTGTACCTGTTAATTTTATTACTGCATGTCTTGCAACTGATGTAGATTCTGTTGCATCTCCATCTGTAATAGTTAATGCTGTTGTTCCACCACTAGTTACTGCTTGTTCTACATAACCAGCAATTGATTTTTCTACAATTTGTAAGTTAGTGTTAGTTTTTGTTCCCCATGTACCGGCATTTTCGCCAGTTGCCATTAGTTCTATACCGAGATCTGAAAATGTTGATGCCATAATTTAATCCTTAAGGTGTTTGAGAAGGCACTGAGATTCTTACTGTTCCATCTGTGTAATCATCTCTTCGTCTTCTACCTATTTGTTCTCCTCCAAATTTTTGTACTTCTTGTTGGTATTTTTGTTCGTATAATTGCAGCATGTCAGCTGGGCCTTTTAAAAATGCATATGTTTCTGCTAGGCAACAATATAACAGACCGTTTGGAAAATTCATACTAATATAATTAGTATCATCATTTTCAAATATACCCGGTACTGCATTGTAATGAATTTTGTAAGCAAACGTTCCGCTCGGTGCTGGTGATACAACTATAGACCCAGAGTTTGATGAACTCTCTCCAGTTGCTCCAGTATCTAACATAGCATAGTATTTTGGTGTTCCAGTAGATGTAGCTGCTGAAATATACTCTTCTAAAAATGTTAAATCTTTTTTTTCTAAATATGCATTAGCACCAGTATAAGTAGATCCAGTTGCAGTATAAACTTGTACGGCTCTAACAAATACAGCTCCCGCTGGAACAGTTACATTATTTGTTCCGGCTGTAAAATTACCTGTAGATGTTTTTCTATCAGCGTCAATTGGAGCATCTCTAAATATTCTATATTGTGCATTTAAAATAATGTTTTCTAAAACACTATCAGATAGCACTGTAGAGCTAACTTCTGTATAGCTTCTTATTTGTGTTTTTAATCCTGATGCACTTATTCCTGCCATTATGCTGTTAGAGTTGCCGGACCTGCCGAGCAATTCTCTCCTCCTCCTGATACTCCTCCACTTGTAGCAGTGTTTGTGTCTACAGTAAAGTGATAGAAATTATCTGTTTGTGTTATGGTGCCGCTTGAATCTCGTTTGCCAACTGTAATCGAGTAGCCAGCAGATTTTGCAACGTTTGAACCTGTTATACCGTCAAAATTTTTTGGATTATTAAATGTTGCAGAAGTTGCAAGTGTGCCTCTAAATCTAACTGTATCTCCTGTTGATCTGCCGTGAGCAAATTCTGATACATTAATTATTCCAGATGAAGCTGCAATTGTTTCAAAAGGATTGGGTCCTAATATTGCAATTACTTCATTTTCAGTTCTATCTGGTCTTGCATTCATTAAACCTTGTTCTTCTCCATGTTTAGCTCTAATTTCTAATTGTGGATGTTTAGTTTCAAACTCTGATCTATGAACTAAAGAACCGTTCCATTCTCTCATCATTTCATGATATGGAAACTCCATTCCTGATCTGTCTGATATTGCTTTTGAATATTTTCCTCTTGCCATTATGATCCTGGGTAATAAACTTTTGGTGTTATATGAACACTAGTAGAAGAACCATCTTCTGATAATGCTCTAGCTAATTCATCTTCATAATATAGTTTCATTTGTTGAACTAACTGTGGTTGAAATTTTTGTGCAAGATAAAATGCTAAACCTGATACCATACACGGTACAAATCTAAACGGTACATCTGTTGCATCTGTATAAGTTCCATCTGCATCTTGAATTCTTTTTACATAATAAAAGTGTAAATCTTTTGATGCATTAGATGAATCTGCTGTTGGGTAAACTGTTATTGTAGTCTTATCAACAAATCTTTGTACAAAATATTTTGATGGTGTGCCTTTAGATAATTTATTTGATAGTGCAGAATAAGTTGATCTGTCAATTTTTGTCAAAGAAGAATCTGCTTGATCTGTTGCAGTTCTATCTGTTCTTAAAGTTGCCTCAAGAATATCTGCAACTCCATAAACATTTGCTGTTGCATTTGTGCTAGAACTTGTTCCATCTCCACTTGCTCTGTAAAAAGTATATTCAGTTTGACCTTCAATTAAATCAATATTTGATTCAGCTACTTCCCAATAGTGCAAACCTCTATTGCCCCATTCTTGAAACATTATATTTAAAGAACGTCTTGCTGATTTTAATTGATATCCAGAAGTTACTTGTGATCCAATTCGTTCGTAAGCTTCTGAAATTAAATCATCAACTGCGAACGTTTTGTCGAAAGTAACTGTGCCGGAAGTTGTATTGGCCATACGTTACCTCCCTAGTATACTTTAATCCACTCGCAAGTAATAGTAGCAGTATCTCCTGCTGTACAAGCTGGTAGAGTTACTTTAACATCTCCTGTTACACCTGAAGCTTCGTTATTTTTTATTCCACCTATAGAACTATAGTCAAAATAACCACTTTGTTCTAAAGTTAAAAAAGTTGCATCAGTTGTTGCATCCCAAAGCATTCTTAATGAATCTACTTTAGCTGTCATTGAAACACTATACCAAAGTTTATTTAATCTTACTCTAGTACAAGTATCACCACTTGGGCTTGTGCCTAATGCTGAAACATCAACAATAGTTGTTGTACCACCTGCATTATCTGAAACATTATTATAGTGTGTTATTAATTTTTTATCCCCATCAAAGATAGTTTGATTTAATACTACATCTGCCATTTTTTATTCTCCTTTTATCTAGGGGTGAAGTCATTACACTTCACCCAAAGAGTTAATTTATTTATTACGCGTCGTATCCCCACATTTCAATGAGTAATCTTCCTGCTGAGTAGTTTCCATCAGTTGCTGCACCAGTTACTAAATATAAATATTTATCTGCTGCTGGCACTGCGCCTGCTGTAAAGTAATCAATTGAAGCGGCAGTTAAGTCACCGTTATTCATTAATTGTGTTTGGTTTGTTAAACCTGTGATTGCTGCATCTTCTGTACCAGTTGCTTCATCCGCATACCAAAAATCGATATCTGGATCACCACCTGCTGGAGTTTCATAAACAGACCATTGACCTGTTAAGATAGTACCATTGTTAGCTGCAGTAATTTGTCCAACGTGTGAGTTAGCAGTTGCTGCTTTTCCGATAATGTCTCCAGAACCAGAACTTGCTAAACCAGTTAAGTCTATTAAAATTGAAGTAGAGTAAACTCCACCAACTTTAACTGCTGAACCTGCATAAACTGTACCTGTACCAGTTGTGATACCTGTACCTGCTGACATTGTATTTCCGTTAAGATCTACAATACCTGCAAAAGTTGCAGTTCCACCTGCTACTATATTTCCGCTTGAATCGATTGTTGTGTTATCTGTAATAGCACCAGTTGTTGCATTTTTAGTGATTTGTTTAAAACCCTGTTCTGCTCTAACCGGACCATTAAAAGTTGTATTAGCCATATTAATATCCTCCTAGATATTTTAAATGTAGTCCCTAGGGAATGTCGACTATACGCGTCTACATTTAATTTTTATTTTAATGTGTATAGTATGGTATTTGTACAACAGTTTTTAGTAGAGTGCAAGAGAGCCTGTAAAGAAAGTGCGATTTCAGCGATGTAGCTTTGTGACTTAAGTAGCTACAGAAACTTGTGGAGCAGCGCCTTCAACGCTATTTTTTCTGTGAGCGATTTGAGCTTCTTCAAGCTTAATCTCAGTAATGACTTGTCTAATCTTATCGTCAAGTCTAACCATGTTAAGAGTATATCTAT